AGGTGACAGGGAAGTGAGACGATCATGAGTAAAAGAGGACGAATGTCTACGGGCCAGCGTGATGCCATTGACATCACTAGAACTCTGCTGCGCCCACAACTACCAATTGTCCCCATACGAATAGTCCACGATCCACGAACCTTAGGAGATAATCGATACAATGATGTCACACGATCAACGCGCGCTCCTCTCGCTACAAGTCGAGCTGCGAGCCGCATATACGCTTCAAAGAAAAATGCAGTCCGACCAATGGGGCGGTACTCAGCCGCAGCCATATCTCACCACCTCCGATTTGCTGTGCCTTCGAAAGTTGCTCTCTGCGTACGTCGTAATATTAGAAAGGAGGTGCTCCACGCACTCGGTAAGGCCGGCCGATCAGGGAAGATAAAGAAGCGCCGTAGACGGAATTTTTGGAGTGATGTTTCATGCTAGCTGCTGCAATAGGTGCTGCTGGGAATATTATCGGCGGCTTAATGGGTTCTCGCGATAAGGATAAGGATCGCCAGAAGCAGAAGGAATTTGCTCAGAATGCTATCCAGTGGAAGGTGTCTGATGCTCGTAAGGCGGGAGTTCACCCGCTCTACGCCCTGGGCGCGCAAACTAACGCGTTCGCCCCGGTATCTGTCGGGGGCACTGATCTTGGAGCTGGTATCGCCGCCGCAGGACAGGATGTTTCTCGTGCCGTGGCTGCAAATTCCTCTACAGCGACGAAAGCGTCAGCGTATCAATCAACTGTGGAAGCTCTCACGGTACAGCGTATGGGTCTTGAGAACCAGTTGCTCGGGTCCCAGATTGCGAAGATTAACCAGACGGGTGTTACGCCACCGGCGCCGAGCCCTGGCGATCGTTACCTCCTCGATGGGCAAGGGAACAGTCCGCTCCTCAATGTCCAGCCTATGTCCCGTACCACGGTGTCTCCGAGTGCTTCATATCAAGAACCGGGTGCTCTACCTGACGTGGGTTTTGCAAAGACGGGAACCGGTGGTTATGCGCCTGTGATGTCGCATGATGTAAAGCAGAGGCTGGAGGAAGATCCGATCGGTATGCTTATGTGGAATTTCCGCAATAGGCTTCTTCCGACTGTTGGCTTATCGTCGATGCCGCCTGCAGACGCTCCATTCCCTCCAGGGAGGGACTATTGGCTTTACGACCCATTTAGCTCGGAGTATCGTGCTCATAGGTCGGCTAGGCCGCCCCGGTACCCCTACAGGGGTCCATATCGTCAATAGGAGGTGTGTTATGAGATTCCGCCGTAGATTTCGGCGTAGGTTCAATTCGCGGCGTCGTCCAATGAGGCGGCGTGGGGCTCTCCGTCGTCGAGGTGTCCGCGGTATGCGGATTGGGTGGAGAATGTAGCCCTGTGCGCTGCGATTATCCCATAGTCATGAGCAAAGGCCGTACCTTCGGGTGCGGCCGTTGTTTTTCGTGCAAGATCCAGAAGAAAAAGATTTGGACGCATCGTATTATGTTGGAGGCGATGCAGTATTCCGAGAATGCGTTTGTGACGCTTACGTACTCGGATGATCGTTTACCGGATGGTAATAGTTTGTGTCCTGATCATATGCGTGACTACGTCAAGCGGTTAAGGTGGAAATATGCCCCACACAGGTTTCGGTTTTATGGAGTGGGCGAATATGGTGAGACAACGGAGCGACCTCACTACCATCTCGCCTTGTTCGGGTTGCCACAATGTGAGCGTGGTATTACCCGTGTTTCTCGCTCAGGGACGCCGTGTTGTTCTGTGTGCCAATTGCATATCGAGACATGGGGTTTCGGGCAGGTCTATTTGGGGACGCTTACGGACCAGTCCGCCGCTTATGTCTCCGGATATGTCGTTAAAAAAATGACTTCGGATGATGATCCTCGTTTGGATGGTCGTCACCCTGAGTTTGCACGGATGTCTAATCGGCCGGGTATCGGTGCAGGTATGATGGATGATATGGCCAGTACACTGATGGAAAATAGATTGGAGGATATAGAGGATGTTCCGAACGCGTTACGACATGGAAAGAGAATCCTTCCACTTGGTCGATATCTCACCCGTAGGCTCCGAACCCGTATTGGGCGTGACGCCAATACACCTGAGACGGTTCTCAAAGCGCGGGAAGAGGATATGCAAGCTTTGTGGCTTGCTTCGACAGTGGATGCGCCGGCAGGCTTCAAGGGGCATGCGTTTCGTGAGGCGGTGATTAAGTCTACGGAAGGTGTCCGCGCGAGGCTTGGCGCTCGTGAAAAGCGATTTAGAAAGAAAGGTTCAATATGAAACGGAATAAGTTCAGCTTAAGTAATACGAAGTTGTTGTCTTGTGATCTTGGAGAGTTGGTTCCTATCGGGTTATTGGAGGTATTGCCCGGTGATAGTATTCAACAGTCTACTCATGCTCTCCTTCGTTGTAGTCCTATGTTGGCTCCTGTTATGCATCCGGTACATGTGCATATACGTCATTGGTTTGTACCGCATCGTCTTGTATGGGATGAATGGGAAGATTTCATTACTGGAGGGCCTGATGGTATGGATGCTTCGACTTTTCCCACTATTACTATTGGTGGTGGAAGTGGTGCTGCTGTTGGTTCTCTTGCTGATTATTTTGGCGTCCCTACTGGGGTAAACAATATTGAGGTAAGTGCTCTGCCGTTCCGAGCTTATGCGATGGTTTGGAATGAATGGTATAGAGATCAGGATTTACAGACTGAGTTGGTTATTGATCTGACGTCTGGTCCGGATACGACGACGAATACTGCTTTGCAGCATTCTGCTTGGGAGAAGGATTATTTTACGTCATCGCGTCCTTGGGAACAAAAGGGGCCTTCTATTACCATTCCGCTTGGTACTACCGCGCCTATTACAGGTATTGGTGTTCGAGCTGGGGTGGCTACGTCAAGTTTGGCTACTGATATATATGAAACGGGCTCTGCAACGCCTGTTAATCCTTATGTTGGTATTGATTCTAATAGTGGCAGTGCTTTTCGGTTTCGTACTGTAACGACTGGTAATACGAGTTCTACTAATCGACCTCTTATTGAGGCTGATCTATCTGATGCGTCTGCCGTTACTGTTAATGTGTTGAGGGAGGCTTTGGCCTTACAGCGTTATGAAGAAGCACGGGCCCGTTACGGAAGTCGGTACACTGAATATCTTCGGTACCTTGGAGTTAGGTCCTCCGACGCTAGATTACAGCGACCTGAGTATCTTGGAGGTGGAAAGCAGACTATCCAATTTAGTGAGGTTTTGCAGACTGCGGAAGGAACGAACCCCGTTGGCGAACTCCGTGGGCATGGTATTGCTGCTGCGCGAACTAATCGCTATCGCCGGTACTTTGAAGAGCATGGCTATATCATTACCTGCCTCAACGTGCGACCCCGAACGATCTATGCTCAAGGCTTGCCGCGTACCTGGAACCGCCGATTTAAAGAGGATTTTTGGCAGCAAGAGCTCCAGTTTATCGGTCAGCAAGAAGTGCTCAACAAAGAGCTCTACGCGGCTCACGCGACCCCGGACGGCACCTTTGGTTTCCAAGACCGTTACGACGAGTATCGTCGTCAAGAAAGCACCATTGCCGGAGAGTTTCGAACGACCCTCGATTTCTGGCATTTCGCAAGGATTTTCGGGTCGACTCCGGCTCTCAACTCGGACTTTGTCAAGTGCGTCCCTTCGGAAGAACCCTTCGCGGTCCCGTCAGAGGACGTGCTCTACGTGATGGCTAATCACTCTGTTCAGGCTCGCCGCCTTGTTGCCTCTGTGGGCAAATCTTTCATTTATTAGCGTAGCTTTAGTGACCAGGTGGGTCTCCACCTGGTCTCAACTTTTGGAGGTCTATATGTCTAAGGAAGTCATCAAAGTGAACCCTCATGCTCCCATTCCTGGGCTTGAGGTTGAGCCCGTCCATCAGCCGTCGCTCCACGATCAAATGTATGTGGACGGACGATTAATGGTTTCTCCTCTCTGTATTGCTCCGCCGGTCGGCTATAAAAAAGCGCCGACACTTGCGGAGCAGATGCGGGATATGATCCGCAGTGAACGTTTGCGGATTGCCGCTCAGGAAGGCGGCTTTGAGACGTTCGAGGAGGCCGACGACTTCGATGTCGATGATGATTACGACCCTACTTCTCCATTTGAGGAGATTTTTGAACCCGGCTTCAATGCCGACCCTCGCGTCGTCCAGATCGACGAACACCACGCTGAGGTTTACAGCACCATAGAAGCTGCAGAAGCTCGGCGAGCTGTGCTCGCCAAGAAAGAAGGGGATCCGGCTCAGCCGGTCCCCACGGCGCCCACGGCGCCGACACCAG